GAAAGCGCAACCCAGATCCGATACCTAGTCACTAACAAGCTGCTGCTGGAGTCGGAGAACGACGATCCACGTATACGGATTCGAGCTTTGGAACTTCTGGGTAAGATATCAGACGTAGGACTCTTCGCGGAGAAGACAGAAGTCACTGTCACGCATCAGTCTACGGATGATCTACGTAACAAGTTACGTGGTAAGTTAGAGAAGCTGGTTGAGCCGGTAGTGTCAGCAGACATAGAGGACGCCGACTACGAAGACATCGTGCTGAATGGTGAGGTGCTGAATCTGGATGAAGAGCTTGGCCTAGCGGTAGATGAGGTGGCTGAAGACGAGGGCGAAGCGGGCGAAGAGAGGAGCGAAGAAACCTACGATGATTGAGGCCGTTCCCGATTTTACCGAGGAAGAAGTCCAGAACATGCTGGACAACCTTGATGCGTTCTCTGACGAGGAGGTCATTGAGATCAATCGCATCGTGGACGAGCTTGCAGCGCGTAAAGTAAACGAAGCAGCTTACGACGACCTCATAGAATTCTGTAAAAGGATGCAGCCCGACTATATTGTAGGCAAGCACCACCGCATTCTGGCGGATATGCTGATGGCTATTGAGGCGGGTGACAAAGACCGTATCTGCGTCAACATCCCACCCCGTCACGGCAAGTCCCAACTTGTCTCTATTTTCTTTCCGGCATGGTTTTTAGGGCGAAATCCCGGCAAAAAAGTGATGATGGTGTCGCATACCACTGATTTGGCAGTAGATTTTGGTCGAAAAGTGCGAAATCTCATCTCTACAGAGGCATATCAGGCCATTTTTCCCACCGTTCAGCTTGCGAGCGACTCAAAATCAGCCGGTAGATGGAACACAAACGTCGGCGGCGAGTACTATGCGTGCGGTATTGGCTCTGCACTGGCTGGTCGTGGTGCTGATTTGCTGTTGGTGGACGACCCACACTCGGAACAAGACGTAATCAACGGCAATTTTGCTGTTTTTGAGAAGGCATACGAGTGGTTTACGTTCGGTGCGCGTACTCGTCTGATGCCGGGAGGGCGTGTTGCTATAATCCAGACCCGTTGGCATATGGATGATTTAACGGGGCGCGTTACACGCGACATGACACAGAATGACAGGGCGGATGAGTACGAGGTCGTCGAATTCCCTGCCATACTGGAGATTGAGGACGAAGAGACGGAGGAGATTGTAGAAAAGCCGCTGTGGCCTGAGTTCTTTGACCTAGAGGCACTGCTGCGAACTAAGGCGTCCATGCCGACATTCCAGTGGAATGCTCAGTATCAGCAAACACCCACGGCGGAAGAGGCTGCGCTGGTCAAGCGGGAGTGGTGGCAGATATGGGAGCAGGAACGGCCTCCGAGTTGTGAGTACATTATTATGTCGTTGGACGCGGCAGCAGAGAAACACAACCGTGCGGACTTTACGGCGTTGACTACGTGGGGTGTATTCCTGTACGAAGAGACTAACAACTACAATATCATCCTGCTGAACAGTATAAAGAAGCGCATGGAGTTCCCAGAGCTGAAAGACATGGCGCTGGAAGAGTATAATGAGTGGGAGCCTGATGCGTTCATCGTAGAGAAGAAATCATCGGGTACGGCGCTGTATCAAGAGATGAGGCGTATGGGACTGCCAGTTTCGGAGTACACACCCCACAGAGGGTCAGGCGATAAACTTGCACGCCTAAACTCAGTATCTGATATTATCGCGTCTGGTTTGGTGTGGGTTCCTCCTACGCGATGGGCAGAAGAGGTAGTTGAGGAGATTGCCGGGTTTCCGTTTATGAGCAATGATGACTTGGTTGACTCGACGGTTATGGCACTCATGCGCTTCAGGCAGGGTGGGTTTATACGACTGCCGACAGATGAGCCGGAAGAACAAAGATACTTCAAACGACGTGGAAGCGGGTTCTACTAGAGATAGATTATGGCTATAGAAAAAAGTTTGTACGCAGCGCCTGAAGGTATTGACGCAGCCACAGAAGACGACGACTCCACTCTGGAGATTGAGATTGTCGATCCTGAGATGGTTGTGTTGGATGACGGTAGTGTAGAAATCACTATCATCCCTGACGCAGAACCCACAGACATGCTCCCCTTCGATGCTAACTTGGCGGAAGTGTTGGATGACAGCGTGCTGGCTGAACTTGCTGACGAGTTAGTAGGGCTTGTATCCGCCGACTATGATAGCCGTAAAGATTGGGCCGATAGTTTTGTTAAAGGCTTGGATGTATTGGGCTTCAAGTACGAGGAGCGTACAGAGCCGTGGGATGGTGCGTGTGGTGTGTACTCTACAGTGCTCGCTGAAGCAGCCATACGCTTCCAAGCAGAGACCATGTCCGAGACGTTCCCTGCCGCTGGGCCTGTGAAAGTCAAAATTCTTGGGGAAGAAAATAAGGATAAGGAAGAAGCCGCAGACCGCGTAAAAGCGGATATGAACTACGAACTCACTGAGCGCATGGTGGAGTACAGGTCAGAGCACGAACGCCTGTTATACAGCCTTGGCTTGGCTGGTAGTGCGTTCAAGAAGGTATATTTTGACCCGAATATAGGCCGACAGGTCGCCATGTACATACCTGCGGAAGATGTGGTCGTGCCCTATGGCGCGTCTCATATAGAAACCGCAGAACGTGTTACGCACATCATGCGTAAGACTAAGAATGAGTTGAAGAAGCTACAGGCTGTTGGGTTCTATAAAGAAGTAGAATTGGGCGAACCGCAGCCGTACCACACAGATATTGAAGAGCGTAAGGCCGAAGAAGGTGGCTACTCGCTGACAGACGATGATCGCTATTCGCTATACGAGGTACATGCCGATTTAGTTATTGATGATGTTGACGAAGACGATGACGAGATAGCCAAGCCATACGTGGTGACGCTAGAACGCGGCACAAATCAGATTCTCTCTATACGCCGAAACTGGAACCCCGATGACCCGCTAATGTTGAAGCGGCAACACTTCGTACACTATGTGTATGTGCCCGGATTTGGGTTCTATGGGTTGGGTCTGATACATATAATAGGGGGGTACGCTAAGGCGGGTACGTCTATTATACGGCAACTGGTGGACGCTGGTACATTGGCAAACCTGCCGGGGGGTCTGAAGTCTCGTGGGTTGCGTATCAAAGGTGACGACACGCCGATTGAACCCGGAGAGTTTAAGGACGTTGATGTACCGTCTGGCAGCATACGCGACAACATTCTGCCGCTTCCTTATAAAGAACCAAGCCAAACGCTACTTGCGCTACTAGAACGAATTACAAATGAAGGTCGTAGGTTAGGCGCTATCAGCGATATGAACATCTCTGATATGTCGGCAAATGCTCCTGTAGGCACTACACTTGCTTTGTTAGAACGTACGCTTAAACCTATGGCTGCGGTACAGGCCCGTGTCCACTATGCCATGAAGCAGGAGTTCAAACTGCTCAAGGCCATCATGGCGGAACATGCGCCGGAAGAGTATGCGTACGAGCCGGTACGTGGTGAGGTAAGTGCTCGTGTTGCAGACTATATGTCGGTCGATGTCATACCCGTCAGTGACCCGAACAGCTCTACGATGGCGCAGCGTGTTGTGCAGTACCAAGCGGTATTGCAGATGTCGCAGTCTGCGCCACAGATATATAATTTGCCCCAACTACACAGGCAGATGATCGAAGTGTTGGGGGTTAAGAACGCAGACAAACTTGTTCCGACAACCGATGATGCCAAACCTACAGATCCAGTAAGTGAAAATATGGATGCGTTGGTTGGTAAGCCCATGAAAGCGTTTATTTATCAAGATCACGAGGCGCATATCGCAACGCACCAAGCGTTTATGCAAGACCCACAGATCATGCAGATGATCGGGCAAAACCCCCAAGCGAAGCCAATTATGGCTGCGTTACAGGCGCATATTGCAGAACACCTTGGCTTCAACTACCGCAAGCAGATGGAAGAGAAGCTGGGCGCGCCGTTGCCCCCACCGAACGAAGAGTTGCCTGAGCAAGTTGAGGTTAATCTTGCTAAGTTGGTCGCTGATGCAGGTAAACAACTTACACAGCAGCACCAGCAGCAAGCAGCGCAACAGCAAGCGCAGCAGAAGGCTCAAGACCCTGTTGTACAAATGCAACAGGCCGAACTACAGATCAAGCAGCAAGAAGTGCAGCGTAAAGCGGCTAAAGACCAACTAGACGCTCAGATGAAGCAGGCTGAACTGGAGTTGAAGGCCAGAGATCAGATGCAAGACGCTCAGATAGATCAGGCTGAACTGGCCTTGAAACAGCAAGAACTGCAAATTGACGCACAGAAAGTAGGCGCTAAACTTGCCGCAGATAGAAGGAAGGACAACACAAAACTAGATCTTGATTTACTCAAGACAATGAAGGACTCCAACAACAATAGAGGCCAATAATGGCTGTAACCGTCTTAGACGTGCTGAAAGAACGAATCGAGTCCGATAAGGACTCCGCACTACAATTTCTCAGTAGTGGGGGAGCTAAAGACTTCTCCATGTACAAAGAAACCACAGGTTTGATTCGAGGTCTCGAAACCTGTCTGGGCTATGTAGATGACCTCTCGCGCAAAATGGAGTACGACGATGAGTGAAGCTGTTAACACAGTTGAAACCGCTGAAGAGTTAGAAGCACAGCTACCTATACCTGTAGGCTATAGAGTGTTGGTTGCACTACCGCAGATCGAAGAAACCTTCGATGGCACTGACCTGCTAAAGACTGACACTACAAAAAATCAAGAGTATGTAATGTCGATCATCGGCCTTGTAATGGATATGGGCGAACAAGCCTACAATGACGCTGAGAGGTTTCCTACTGGGCCTTGGTGTAAACAAGGTGATTATGTGATGTTTCGTGCTAATTCAGGCACTAGGTTTAAGGTTGGTGACGTAGAGTACCGTTTGATGAACGATGACTCTATCGAAGCTGTTGTAGCAGATCCCCGTGGTGTAACACGAGCGTAAGGAAGATAGATGCCGTTTCAAAAAGTTGAGTATAGCTTTCCCGACGAAGAGAAGAATACTTCTATAGAAGTGGAGGACTCTGGTGAAGTCGAGATTGACCTTTCTGGTAAAAAGACTGCGGAAGAGTATGCAGATACTCCGGTCGAACCTGAAGTTGAGGTTGAAGAGCCTAAAGCAGAGCTGGAAATCGAAGTTGTCGATGACACGCCAGAGGCTGATCGTGACCGTAAGCCATCTAAACCCCCGTCTGATGTCACGGATGAGGAGTTGGAAGGCTACTCTGAGAAAGTACGTAACCGAATCAAACACATCAGCAAAGGCTACCACGACGAACGACGTGCCAAAGAATCCGCCCTCAGAGAGCGACAAGAGCTAGAAGCCCTAGCACAAAGGCTTGTTGACGAAAACAAAGAGCTAAAGGGCAACGTAACTAAAAACCAAGAGGCATTACTTGAGCAGGCAAAACGTAATGCAGCTATTGAGATAGAAAGTGCCAAACGCTCCTATAAAGTAGCATATGATAGTGGCGACTCAGAGGCAGTACTCGAAGCGCAAGATAAGTTAACCAGCGCAAAGATAAAGTCGGATAAACTAAATAACTTTAAGATACCGGCTTTACAGGACGAAGAAACTGCTGTACAAGACACACAAGAACCTGTTACACCGCAATATACTCGTGATAACAGGGCCGAAGAGTGGCGAACAGCTAATCCTTGGTTTGATGAAGACCCCGAAATGCAAAGTTTTGCATATGGAGTGCATCATAAATTGATAAAAGAGGGCGTAAGTCCTCAAAACGAAGAATACTACGAGCGCATTGACGCCCGTATGCGAGAGGTATTCCCCGGTTATTTCGGAGAAGTCCCTTCAGAGGTACGAGAAGAACGAAAGCAACAGCCAAATGTGGTTGCACCCGCAACGCGGAGCACAGCGCCTAAAAAGGTGACATTATCGCAGACACAGGTTGCACTTGCTAAACGGCTTGGAGTACCGCTGGAAGAATACGCCAGACAGGTTGCACTAGAAGCGAGGAAAAACTAATGGCTGAAAACAGAATCAAACGAGACAACACAACTCGTGAAACGGAAACTCGTAAACGATCTTGGCAGCGACCGGAGGTATTACCTACTCCTGAGCCAGAAGATGGTTATGCGTTCCGTTGGGTTCGTGTGTCTATGTTAGGTCAGGTAGATGCTACTAATGTATCCTCAAAACTACGCGAAGGTTGGGAACCCGTAAGGGCCGAAGACTACCCACAGTTCACAGTGTTGAACGTGGAGCAGGAAAGGTTTGCTGATAACATCGTCCAAGGCGGACTCATGTTGTGTAAAGTACCTCAAGAGATCGTAGATGAGAGAACCGCACACTATGAGCAGCAATCCAGAAACCAAATACAGTCTGTGGATAACAACCTGATGCGTGAAAATGACGCACGTATGCCTTTGTTTAACGAAAGAAAGACAAAGGTGACTTTTGGCAACGGAACTTAATAGGAGCTAAAAATGGCTTATCCTACTGTAGATGGCCCTTATGGGCTTGTTCCGGTCAAACTGTTAAGTGGTGTACCTTATGTGGGTACCGTACGGCACTACAGCATTGCTAGTGGCTACGGAACCGCAATCTTCTACGGGGACGCTGTTAAGCTAGTGACCGGAGGCACCGTTGAGCGTGATACGTTCGACGCTGCTATGACTCCAATTGGAGTCTTCATGGGTGTTTCATACACCGATCCCAACACTAATCAAAAGACCTTTAGGCAAAACTACATTGCTAGCACCGCCGCTTCTGATCTTGAAGCATATGTATGTGACGCAACTGATGTTTTGTTCAAGGTTGCTGTTGTATCTTCAGGTACAACGATTGGTGACTTGGCGATAACTGACATTGGCGCGAATGTAGCTGGTGTAGACAATACTGGGGACAGCATTTCGGGTAATTCCCGTAGCGCCATCTCTGATACGTCTGCCACTACAGCAACGCTTCCATTCCGTATTGTTGACTTGGTTCAAGAAACCAAGAACAGCTCTGGCGGGTTCACTGAAGCCTATGTGAAGTGGAATGCAGGTCATGCGTTCGACAACACGACTGGCGTATAAGGAGTAGAGTAAAATGGCTATTTCAAGAGCGCAATTACTTAAAGAACTCCTACCCGGACTGAACGCTTTGTTTGGAATGGAGTACGCTAAGTACGGTGAAGAGCACAAAGAAATCTTTGAATCAGAGACTTCTGACCGCTCATTTGAAGAAGAAACCAAGTTGTCAGGTTTCTCCGCAGCCCCCGTCAAAGACGAAGGTTCTGCGATTGAGTATGACAACGCACAAGAAGCATTTACTGCTCGCTATACGCACGAAACCATTGCTATGGGCTTCAGTGTTACCGAGGAAGCAATCGAAGATAACCTCTACGATTCGCTGTCAGCTCGTTACACGAAGGCTCTGGCACGGGCTATGGCGTACACCAAGCAGGTTAAAGGTGCTGCAATTTTGAACAATGCGTTTGCTGCTGGCACCACTTACGGTGACGGACAGACTCTGTGTTCAACTGCACACCCGCTTGTTTCTGGTGGTACCAACTCAAACCGTCCCGCTGTCGCGGCTGATCTTAACGAGACTTCTTTGGAAGCCGCCGTTATCCAGATCGCTGGTTGGACTGATGAGCGTGGTCTGTTGATCGCAGCACGTCCTCGTAAGCTGGTCATCCCACCCAATCTGATGTTTGTGGCAACTCGTTTGCTGGAGACTGAAGGTCGAGTTGGAACCGCTGACAACGACTTGAACGCGATTCGCAGCAATGGGTCAATTCCAGAAGGCTACACAGTCAATCACTATCTGACTGACACAGATGCTTTCTTCTTGACCACTGACGTACCGAATGGCTTGAAGCACTTTGTTCGTACCCCGATGGCTACATCTATGGATGCAGACTTCGATACGGGCAACTCGCGCTATAAAGCCCGCGAGCGTTATTCTTTTGGCGTGTCCGACCCACTTGGGATTTTCGGTTCACCCGGAGCGTAAAACGCTGCATGAGAAGGGGCACACTGTTGCCCCTTTTCTTTTTCTACTGTATAAGTATTTTATCCCTGACAGCCGCACGGTGTGGCTGACATAACCCACGACAGGAGATACACATGGGTACTACTACTTTCTCTGGTGCTATTCGTTCAGAAAGCACTGTCAAAACTATTAGCAAAGATGCCACGTCAGGCACAATTACAGAGGTTGTAACGCTTGGTGATGGGCCTGTTAGCCTTGCTGATGGAAATGTTACGCTCACTAATGCAACTCATAGCGGAAGGGTTCTTCTTGTTCCTGATGGCGGTCAAGATAATACTTATACGCTTCCAGCTCCTATTGCTGGGTCTGTTTTTAGGTTTGTCTACGCTGGCGGCGCTGCTGATGCTACGGACGCGCTTATTGTTACTCCCGGCAACACTAATTTTTATATTGGTGGTGTTACTTTCCTAGATACAGATGGTAACGAGGTTAGCTCAGTATTTTCCGATGGTAACTCTAACAGCAGCATTCAACTGAATGTGCCAGCTGGCTTTGATGTGACAATCATTGGTCTGAATACCACTAACTATCAGATTTTTGGAAATGTAACGAGCACAACCGCTCCCGCATTTGCTGACCAGTAATAGGAGGTAGTTATGGCTGATGCTGTAACCTCACAGACTCTGATTGACGGCCCGACGCATACGGTGATGAAGTTCACCAATATATCGGACGGCACTGGTGAATCTGCTGTTACTAAAGTTGACGTTAGTGGCTTGCAAACTAGCCAGAACGGGCAAACATGCACAGGTGTAAAGATAGAGCGCATCTGGTGGCAGTGTATCGGTATGAAAGTGCAGATACTGTTTGATGCTAGCACTGACCAGTTCTGTATTGAGCTAGGTGAAAACCAAAGCGGCAACCATGACTACACTGTATTTGGTGGTCTGACTAACAATGCAGGATCTGGTAAGACAGGTGACATTAACTTTACTACGGTAGGACATACTAGCGCAGATACGTACACGATTA